TTGCACCGTGTGCATCACAATATCTTCTTCAAGGTAATCGGTCTTTGACCAATTAGCCCCAACTACAAGCCCATAGATGGGGTAAAGTCCTACGTTAAAATTCATCAAAGGTGCGTTTAAGAGTTAGATACAATTCCTTGTATTTAGATAACTCCGCTACCACTTCGTTGAGTTTATTTAGTTCCAATTCTAAAGATTGAAAGTCGGGCTTGTCAATGCAGGCCATAGGGTTTTCCTCAAGAACGCAGCAGGCAACCTTGTAGTAGTGCTGATAGTCCCCGTAGATAAGGCGGTCTTTGTGCATCCTTACGGCATAGGCTACCGAGCTATGGTCTTTGTCTATGGCCTCACCGAGTTCGTGGAGCGTGGCGTGGTTGCGGAATGCTGATACGAATGCTGCTCTTGCGGTGCTTTCTTTATGCGCACGGCTTCCATTGTCTTGAAACCCAAGACGGGCGAAGTATTGCTCTTTACTTACTTTTAATTGGCGTAGTTCAAATGGTCTCATTTGCATTTGCAGTGTTTAGCTCTGCCTTCTTTGTGATTGGTTAATATCTTGGTGATTGGCATAGTGAAGTGCTTGTGGTCTGAAAGTCTCTTAAACTTCATCTCACTCGCCCATTCCACTAAATTGTCATCTTTGTCTTGTACTATGGTGTAGTCCACCACAAGGTAGTCTGTTCCATCTACTGCAAAGCATTCGTACTTCTGAAAGGGTGAAAGGATTTGCTTCATAGCGAGTCCTCAATAATCCCTTGCAGGCGTTGTATCTCGTATATCATTTGCTCGCTATCAATCCGCAGCTTGGCGTTAGCAAGGTACATCTCGTTCATCTTGCCTTCGGTGAACTGGCGGTAGTCAATAAACTGCTGAAGGAGTAGGTCTGCGTAGTGGCAGCTCATAACGTGGTGCAGGATGTCATCTTGTACCTCTCTGCCTTTTGCTTTGTCTGCTGCTTGCTGCGCCAACCACATCGCAGTCCCTGCAAGCATCAACTGCTTATCCCTTATGTAAAGGTCGTGTGAGTCATCAGAAGGGTACATCGCTCGCAGGGGTTTCATCCGTTTTAATTGGCAGCAAGTTACGCCCGTTTATCACAAAGCCAACATTACCTAATACGCTCTGCAAGATTAAGGGAGTTTCAAGGGGCGTGATGCGCCCTCCCGATTCCATCTCCTTGACCTTCCTAACGTGGATGTGCGTGTATATCCAATCTTGAGGGTGAGAGCTAAAACGATGTATGCAAACTATCAAGTCTGCACGGTTTCCCCACTTGCCCCCTCCTTCAATGTCTGCCGTATTTGGTGGCATTGACATCCCTTCGTACTGATGACCTTTGGCAAATGTCTTGCGCATTGCTTCGGTAACTGGGTGTGCGTTGACTATGGTGGTGACGTTGTTTTGATGGGCAAATACCCGAAGGGCAGAGGCTACCTCGTAGTGATATTCGTGCATCCCTGTCTTGCCTAATTTCTTTTGGTCTGTTGATAGGGAGTTGTATGGGTCTATCAAAGCACCTGTGTAGTTCCATTCATTCTTGACGGAGTTCATAATCTCAAGAAGTTCAAAGGCGGTGAATAGCCTGTTGCCGTCTATGAATTGGAAGTACTCGTTTATGAAGTCAAGCTTGCGGAACATCATCCCCTCATCTATGCCTTGTATCGGTTTGCACACGAGGAACTCAATCAACTTTCGCTTGAGGCTTGGCACTTCGTTCTCTGCCGAATATATCAGCCACTTCTTGCCAAAGTTATACGACTGCAAGAGCATCAGATAAAGCAGGGTATGGGTCTTGCCCACGTTAGCGTGGCCTACGACTACGCAGAACTCACCGTCTTTCAGGCGTAGGTATTGGTCTACTTCATAAACACCGAGCTTGCCTGTGTCGTAGTACTTGCCCTTGAGGGCGCGTTGAAGATATGGTAACGAAGATTCGTTAGAAAGAAGGTCGGGATGTATCATTGATTCTGATTGGTGAGCAAATATAACAAAATAATTGACATAAAAAAACCCCTCCGTAGAGGGGCTTCACACAACGACCTATTTAAAAACCAATCAGAAAGGGTCGTTGCGATTTGCGAAATGCTCGGTGTGTGATGCAGGAGCTGAACTTGCGCCTGTCATCCAAGCATTGAAGGTCTCTGCGTTGGCAAGGATGGTGTTGACATCGTGCTGGGCAGCACAAGCGTACTCCACCGCAGACTTCAAAGCAACCTGTCGGATGATAGAAGCGGAACGGTCATCGGTCTTAGCAGCGAATGAAGGAGCAGATGGTGCGGACTGGGTGTAGCCACCACCACCAAAAGCATTGGCACGTTGGATTTTAATAGTACCCTTTTCGTTCTTGGTGTACTCCACGTCTTCGCCTACGGCATAGGGTGGGGTTTGTGACTTGGCAAAGGCAGTTCCAAAATCGCCTGAATCGAAGCGGATGTCAAGCTTGTATAAATCCTGCCACTGTCCTGTGGGGGTGATTGAAATAATTTTAGGCATAATAGATTGGTTTTAGATAAATAGAATTGATTGCTGCTCCAGAACATCAATACGAGCTTGAAGCTCTTGTATCCTGTTTTGAAGTGCTTGGATTTGTGCTTGTTGCACTTGCACCATCTCGGTGTAAACGTCTTGAGAAAATGATAAAGTCATATGCTGATTGGTTTAAGTTCAGGCAAATATACAACTTATTCTGATACCAACAAACCCGTAAAGGTTATTTCTGCCGTGTCTTTTGTAATTGTCGTATCGTGAACCATCTTCAGAGACTTGACGTATTTGCGTGAGTCATCCTTCACGCCACCCCAAGTCTTAAAAGCGTCAAGCGCAAACTTCACCGCCATAATGGAATTATCAATATCGTAGCGGTAGTTTACTCTGCAAGTGATTTTCACATCGGTTATTTGCTCGCAGTCGTATGCGTAAAGCTGCGCAAGGACTTCATCCGAGTGTAAGTCTTTAGCCTTTTTGCGGACTGTCCAATGCCTTGATGCATAAAATGCATTTAAGCTCGGAACCTTTGTGACTACGACCTTGTAGCTTTTCAATTATCGGGAATCAGATAGCCGCATTGGATGGCGAAGTGCAGGTCTATCTTGGCAATCTCACCCAGTAGCTCTTGCTCTTTGTACTTCGCCTGTTGCCGAGATTGGTAGTCCGAGTCGCAGTTGGCCATCAGCGTAGCACACTCCTCAAGGATGAAGTCTATCTTCCTGCGCTTGGCTGGGTTAGTATAGTACTGCATATTTTCCTGTTGTTGTTTGGCTTCCTTCGCTTGTTGCGCTAATGGTTTGCTGCTCATCTTGGCGTTCAAGTTCAAATTGTAGGTGAGCGATGGCCTTGCGGATGTCATCGCAGATAGGGTTGTGAGGTTTCTTGCCTGCACGCATTAGGTAGGTGAGGGCAGTTCCAAGATTGTAATTATCAGGTTGGAAGTCCATCACCACATCCTTCGCCTCTATCTTCAACTTCAAGCCGATGTAGTACTTTGGTGTCATTTGCCAAAGGTACATCATCCCAATAAATGTAGATGTGGTCATTCATTATTTAGAATCATTACATATTAGCATAAGGACTTGCGTATGTCAATTTTATTTTGTTTTTTATCAAAGTTGAATAGTTAACTTACTTAACTTAACTACTTAATCAACTATTAACTTGACTTTAGTTAGTAGTTAGTCAACTCTTAACTTTACCAAACAACTTAAAGAAAAAGAAACTTAACAAAGAAAAAGAATAGAAGTTGAGTTTTAACGCATCCAAATACCTCAAGGTATACAACTATACCCTTTTGCATATAAAGTCTCTTAAAACGCCCCTAATGTATCTTAAAGGGTATAATTACTCGGTGAGTTTATCCACCCAACGCTTCACGATGTAGCCACCCACCAAAATAAGCATAAGCAAAACTGCTCCTCCCTCCAAAGTCCATCCCCTCTGCTTCTTCTCCTTCGTTAGAATCTTGGTCTGGGTGACTCGGATGGTATCGGGCAAGCACGTAGCCTCAACGTACACCTTTCGGTCTATGTACTGGAGCTGAAGCCTTACCTTGTCTTGGTAGATGGTCGTGTCCTTGTAAAGTTCCAGAGTGTCGGTCAGGTACTTTGTCTTGGTGACAATTACCGTGTCCCTTACAATTACACTCTGAAGGACGGGTTTCACAGTAGCGCAACTGCTAAGAGCCGCAAGAGTCGCAGTCAGCAGGATTGTCCACATTGCAAGTCGGTTGGGGTTTAGTTTCAAGTTCATTTAGCCAGTTATCAAAAGGTGAGGTACTTGGTTTTGCCATTGTGTTTGACTGCTTTTAGGATTTGTTTTCGGTTCTTGGTACTTGAGTAACTAACGTGAACCCACGATGGCGCAGTATCATTACCAAATTCCCAAATGAGTTGGTCAAAGTTTAAATTGTCTTTAATCCAATGGAACAACACATCATTGCCTGCTTCGCACTTGAGGTCAGCAGCTTGTGCTTGAACGTGCTGCGAGGTCTTTGCTCCCCCAACTTTAGAGTTGACCGCAGGGCTGCGGTATGCACTCGTCACTTTCACCGCACCTAATGCGTCTCTCGTGGGTTGTAAGACGTTTTCTGCAAGCGCACGGAGGTTGGGTTCCAAGTGCTTGGGTAAAGCGTTAGGAAGCCCTGTTTTTGTAGCAGTCAGTTCTTGGAGGGTAAAG